AGTGGGTTAAGTTCTTTGAATTGTAAATCAAGTCTAATGTGTGTTGGAATTCCATCGTAAAATGTTGAGTGTGCTCCACTTGCTGTGTAATTAATTTTCATATCACTTAAAACCGTAGGTAAAAAACTATTTAAATATGGATGTTTTTCGCCTCCTTTCATATAGGTGAGTTGAAAAATACTTGGTGTGCGAATAAAAACTCCTGTATTGTTACCTTCCTTAGATGTGCGAGAGGGAGCCATTTCTTTTTTAAGTGTTCTAAGTATGTTTATTACCGTTTCTCCCTCTTGACTATTTCTGGGGAAGAATTGAAATTGAAATGGAAATACTCTAAGTCCTACACCTTGAAATAATAGTTCCAAGTTTGGATTTAAGACCTGACCAGATGCTCTAGATATAACTTGATCAGCATTTACGTTACCACCTAATGCACCAATAGCAGTCCCTGATAATGCAGCAGCAATTGCTCTTTGATTATCACTATCTTGTAAGGCTCGTCCACCTTGATCCATAACCGATCCAAATGCCTTTTTTAAATTATCAATATTACCCTGAATAAGTTGACTTCCAGCAGATAGACCAACTGCCTCTATAGGATTTAAAGATGCTTCTCCATACTGAACTCCTGTTGTATCAGTTATGTTTCTAGGCATGGGTAGATTTATAACGTATTTAATCTCTTTTTGAGTCTTTCTGCCGAAATTATTTGTTGTAGATCCTTGAGTTAAGGCAAATGAACCTGCTCCTTCCCCGAATACGGGAGGTTTAACACTCCCTACTACTGTTTTATCAGTAATTTTATACTTATCAGTTATTCTATTTCCACTAGCATCAGCAAATGCAGGTAAATTGAGACCAGGTGCTTTATAATCCGCTATCTCTATTTTTAAATAATCTGTTTTTGAATCGCTTCTTCTAGCCAGTGGATAACTTAAAGTTTTTTTCTTTGTTCCTTGTTGATTATTATTTGATGAAGTTTCTTTAATAGTATTATCAACGGTTGACGCAAAAGTATTAGCATCTATATTATCAAATGTAGATGGATCAGTATATTGACTTATTTCGTTTATGTTTACTTCAGCCATTAACTTTTTTAACTATTTAGGAGGTTTCATTTGGAAATTCTGAAATGGTATCAATTCAAGGTCTTTCAACTCATCAGCAGTCACTTGATATAGACCACCTTGTATTTCTGGATACGTGTATTTTCTATTTCTTCCCCAGTGAAAGTTGTATGCTGTAAACCCATACGAAAATACCTCAGTGACTTGAACTAATGGATTCAAATCAAAACGAATCTCTGGTGTCTTCGCCATATATCGAAACATATAATATGAACCAGGTATGGGCACAATAGGACCTTCAGTCAAAACAGTCTTCACTCTTGTTGCAAGTTCATCTGGATTTTTAATTGAGACAAGACTATCTGAAATTGGACGAATGCGATTTCCAATTGTATCTTCGGGTCTATCATCTCTATACAGACCTTGATCAATTAATTTTTCTCTCAAACGAAGTAGTGCTTTGGGTGATAGTCGTGTTGCTCTACGTGCCATATTTTATACCTAACTCTTTCTCTGTAAATACTTTGAATTGATATCCACGGTCTTTGCACCATTCATCTGCTGCTTCCCACTTTGCTTGATTCTTTGCATACTCATATGCTTCACGTAGATAACCCTTTGTTTGTCTTTTTGGTTTTGCTGGTGGTTTTGTTTGTTTGTTTGGTTTGATCTCTATGATATATTTCTTGATTGCACCAGTGCTCTCTTTAACCTTAATATAAAAGTCAGGAAAGTATCTATGAGGTTTATTATCAATTGGTGAACGATACCAAACATACATTTCTTCACTTCCCCATTCAAGTATTCTTTGGTTATTATCACAATATACCATGAACTTTCTTTCCCAAAGTGACCTATAAACTATGTTTGTAGGATTACCTTTATACTTTCGTGGGTAAGATGGTTGATATTTACCCTTGTAAGACATCTAAATAATAATAAGACAAGTTTTAGGTATTTAGAGTGGTAAGACCCCGTAAAATATCAGATTTCAAACCTACATTTACGAATTTAGCACAAACATCACATTATCAATTGATATTTGGTGGATTACCTCTTGGTGTAAGGCAGCATTTAAATATTCGTGGAGTTGATTATAGATTCATGACTGAAACCACTGGATTACTTTGTAGTAGTGCAGTTATACCAGGTAGCACATTAGCAGATACAAAAGTTATAGGTAATTTTCAGGGAGTCATCGAGAATATGACTCATGCCCGTATATATCCAGACATAACTCTTGAATTTTATGTGGATAAAGAATATAAGGTATTGAAATTTTTTGAACATTATATCGAATTTGTAGCAGGTGGTTCGAGAGAAGATCAGTCCAAAGCAGATTACTACCATCAAATGGAATATCCTGATGATTATAAAATGTATTATGCAAAATTGTTAAAATTTGATAGAGATTATGATTATTACAATGAAGTACAGTATAATTTTTATGGTATGTATCCATATCAGATAAGTAATATTCCTATAAGATATGAAACATCTCAAATATTAAAAATGAGTGTTAATTTTCATATAGATAGATACTCATCTGGTAAATATTCAAGTTATGATAAGTTCAGAAGAAGGCATAATAATAAAATAGAAATTTTAGCTGACCCTGCAAACATAGAATCACAATCTAACGTCAAACAATCAGAAGACGTAAATTCAGCCATAAAAATAAATGGAGACTTGGGTGGAGAAACTAAAAGATTATTGGACTATGGTAAAGAACTAAATGTCCAATATACATATCCATACCCATAAAACCCTTCTATATAAAATACTGAATTGAATAATTATGCCTTTACCCAAGATTAGCACCCCAACTTACGAGTTGACGGTTCCCTCTACTGGAAAAAATATTAAGTTTAGACCATTTCTAGTAAAAGAAGAAAAAATACTGATAATCGCAATGGAGAGTCAATCTGATAAGCAGATTGCACAAGCAGTGAATGATGTTTTATCAAACTGTATTTTGACTAAAGGAGTTAACATAAACGACTTTTCTACCTTTGATATTGAATATTTGTTCTTGAATATTCGTGGAAAATCAGTTGGTGAAAGTGTTGATGTAATGGTTACTTGCCCAGACGATAATACAACAAAAGTTCCTGTTCAAGTAAACCTTGATGATATTAAAATTTTGAAAAATGATAAACATCAAAGAGACATACCTCTAGATGCTAATTTAACAATGAGAATGAAGTATCCTTCTATGGGTGAATTTGTTAAAAACAACTTTAGCGTTGATATGCAAGTTGATGATACTTTTGATTTGGTTTGTTCATGTATCGAACAAGTATTCAGTGAAGAGGAGTCGTGGGCAGCGTCAGACTGCACAAAGAAAGAACTTCATGAGTTTCTTGAGCAACTAGATTCCAGTCAATTCAAGAAGATTGAACAATTTTTTGAGACTATGCCTAAGTTATCACATACATTAAAGGTAACAAATCCAAATACAAAGGTCGTAAATAAGATAACACTTGAGGGATTAAACGCTTTTTTCGGGTAGGTATGGCTCATGAAGATCTTGAGTCATACTTCAAAACAAATTTTGCCTTGATGCAGCATCATAAATATAGTTTGACAGAGCTAGAAAATATGATTCCGTGGGAGAGGGATATTTACCTCACTCTACTTCAACAATACATTGAAGAGGAAAAACTGAAGCAACAACAGGAAAACGGTATCAATGGATGAAGAACAGCAGGAGGAACAACAAGAGCAGGAGCAACCGATAGCTTCAGCTGCGTTTACTAATTTTAATATTACTCCAGCTCCAAGAAGACCAATATCTACTTTCTCATTATTCAATCGTCAACCACTTGAAAGGGATGAGACAATTTCTGGTGCAGTGAGGAGGCAAGCATTTGAAAGGGATGAGTCAATTGCTGGTGCAGTGAGGAAGAATGAATCAGCGATCAAATCAATTAACTTAGCACTCGTAAATGTAACAAGTCAAGTTGTAACTCTATCAAACTCTCTTAATGTAATAGCAGAAAAAATACAAGAGTCATCTACATTAGAAAAAATGAAGATGGAACAGGAGAGAAGGCAGCAGCAAGCACTTGCTGATAGAAATGCAAGAAGAGGAGTAGAAAATAATCTTGAGAAGGGAATACAGGCAGCATTATTCGCACCCATTAGAAGAATAGGAGCAAAGACAAGATTTACTTTAGCAAGACTAGTTACATTCTTCAACGTATTACTTGGTGGATTTCTTGCAATGAGAGCAATCAAGTTAATTGGAGCACTATCCACAGGTAACAGAGAGCAATTAAAGGAGATAACTGATAATATAGGAAAACAATTATTAGCGGTAGGTGGTATATTTTTAGCGATAAATGGTGGAATTGTTCTTGCTTTGAGAAGTATTACTAGACTAGCAAGTTTTTTAACACAGGTTGCAGTAACAAACTTACTAATAAAACCGATCAAATTAATATTTAAAATTGCAAAAGCAGCAGCATTAGCAATAGCTGGAGGAATAGCAGGAAGTCGTGGAATTCCTAATGTTCCAGCACCACCCAAAACTAATGTTAAAAAACCAACTAATACTAAAATCAATAAAACTAGTGCCAAGGGAGCAAATGCATTCGCCATACTAGCAAACTTTGGATTTACAGCTGGTGATATAGCAATGGGAGAGGATCCTGGTAGAGCAATCGCTGGAGGTGGTGGATCTCTTGGAACATTTTTAGCATTAGATCAAGTTGGTAGAATGTTATCAAAATCATCAAATCCTTATGCAAGAGGTTTTGGTTATACTTTACAATTCGGATCTCCAATAATAGGTGAACTTTTTGGTAGACCAGCAGGTAAACAAGGATTTGATCTTGTTCGTCAATCATTAGGTTTAGAAGCAGTAACAGGAAGATCAGGAGATATTTTTGATACAACTCTTGATAGAGTTAGTGCGAACAATAATATAAATGTTAATACGATCCCTATACAAAATGATGCACCCATGTCTGTTGAAGGTAGAGCTGCCTTATTAATGTTTGCACCACCTAGCAATCCTAATAATCCATACGTATATAATTCTTACATTCAATATAACGTAATACCAGTATAATGAGATCATCAATAAATTTAAACAATATTAACAGGTCTTTATCAGGGTTATCTGATTCAGTTAAGAGTGCTACTCAGAAGTCTGATCAGATTTCTGATAATATAAAAGATAGAAATTTATCAAAGAAAAAATCAATATCAATGTCTAATGATTTCTTTGCAAAAAGAAGAGATAATCAGAGAAGGAGAGAGAAAGAAGACCTACTCGAAGCAGGTAGCGTGATGGGCATATTAAAATCAAGTGGAAAAGCAATTCAAAGAACAACAAAAGGATTCTTGGGTAGAATTCTAGACTTTGTTGGAACAATAATTCTTGGATGGGCAATTTTGAATCTTCCAAAAATAATCAAGATTGCTCAAGGTTTAATCAAAAGAATGCAATCATATTTTGGAATATTGACGAATTTTGTAAACAATGTATCTTCAATATTTACAGAATTTGGTAGTCGAATTAAAGAGATCGGACAACAAATCTTACAATTTAATTTTATACCATTTAGAGATCAAATACAAGGTTTCATGAATAAAATAAGAAATGCATTTGATCAACTTGTTCTTAATACAATAAAAACAGTCAAGGTATTCTCAGATAAATCAGATAGGGAATTAGCAGAAGAACTTGGATTATTAGAATTGTATGATAGATTGAATAAAGGAGAACCTGTATCTGACGTAGATAGTTCCGAAGGAGATTCAAGTGGTGAAAATACTGATGTTGAAGATACTGGTGCTTTAAGTCAAGATGATTTAATAAAACAAGGTATAGAGCAGTTGAAGCTGGTGGGAGATAGGGATGGCAAATTGACTAAAACTGATATAAGAAAGACAAAAGGTAAATCAAATTCAGAAATTCATGAATATCTTTTAAATGAAGGTGTGGTTTTGTTTAGAAGTAAATTGAATGGAACTATGCAATATATGCCTCTTGAGGTTTATCAATCATATAACACAACCTTCGGCAACAAATTAGATGACACTATTGAAGCTGTCCCATCAAACTATTTTGACTTAGAGGCATCATCCTTCACTGAAGAAGATAACGAAGTTGCAAAAAGAATCATAGAATTAGAAGATAAAGGGATATATGGTGATGATGCTATGAGTATTATTGAGGGTAGAAAGAAAATAATTGATTTTAAACCTCCTAAGAAAATAAATGATATCAACATAGATGTCCCAATAGAAACTAATAAGACTGGAATGAATTTTATGGGCACGGACGGTATTAGTAATAAATATGAGGAAGTGACTGTAGATAATTTTAGAAGTAT